CAGGTATCTCAGCGGCATTAGGCACAGCGGCGGCGGCGTTTGTTACGACTAAAGCAGTAGGCGAAGCAATTAAACTAGAAAACGCTTTGATCGGTTTGCAATCGGTTGCAGCAGGCACTGGTAACGACGTTGCCTTTATGACCAGTGCAGCAAAAGAATTATCAAAAGATGGTTTAATTCCATTAGCTGACACAGCAGCATCATTAAAAAACTTATTAGCTTCAGGTCTTAGCGCAGAAGAATCAGTTAAAACTTTTAAAGTATTAAGAGATTCAGCTTCTTTTGGGCGACAAGGTATGCTTGATTTAGGTGAAGCAATCAAAGGCGCAACTGACGGTATCAAAAACGGCAATTCTGTTATGGTTGATAATGCTGGTATCACTAAAAACCTTTCAATTTTATATAAAGAATATGCAGATAGTATCGACAAAACAGTAGGGTCGTTATCGGCAGCTGAAAAGACACAAGCAATTTATACAGGCCTTCAAAGAGAGGGCGCATTATTCACAGGCGATTATGCAAAACTATTAACAACATTTTCAGGAGCATTAAGTGGCGTCAGCGGAAATTTTAGTTTTTTATTGGCAGATATTGGTGCCTTCATTACTCAAAGTCCAGTCGCTATCGCCGTGGTTGCTCAACTCGCAGGGATATTTCAAACATTACGGGGTTTTCTAGAGAAAAACAAAGACGCGATTCAAGGCTTTGTTAACTCAATGATTAAGGGTTTTGTAGCAGCGTTGCCAATTGCAATTGGATTTTTCCAAGGGTTAGCAAATGGCGTATCTTATGTAATTGGTGTTTTATTAAGATTATCACTAGCAGTTAACGGAGTGGCACAAGATTTTGCAGAACTAGAATTTGTTAAAGCAATCTTCAGCGGTATATCTAAAACGGTAGCTCTTGCAACTAGTACAATAGTCAGTTTATTAGAATTGATAGCCGGAACCTCTATCGGTAGCGGTTTTATTGAAAACATTTTAGGCCTAGACGCTGATGAGACCATTGAAAAATTAGCCAGCGTAAAAGAGGGTTTATTTAAATTTGCCGATGAGGTTACGGGCGGTGAAATAGCCGAACGTTTAGGGGAAAGAGGTACTTTTATTTCTCAGTTAATGGGCACTAATGAAGAGGGCCTTGAACTTTTAAATACAGGACTTACCGCCGCTAAAGATATATTTACAAAAAATGCTGATGAATTAGACAAAATAAAAGACTCTAGAACTAAGAAAAACATAGCTAAGGCCAAAAAAGTAACTAAAGAAGAAAACAAGGCAGCGGTAGATCAGTGGGGCTTTTTTGCTAAAGGTTTTGGCAGTTATAAAAAGTTTGAAGACCAAACAAATAAAGAAAGAGCTGATAATTTTAAATCAACACTTGGAACTATTTCAAGTTTAACACAATCAAGTAACTCAACGCTATTTGCATTAGGAAAAGCCGCTGCAATTGCAAACGCTACGATAGATGGTTATGCAGGCGTTATGAAAGCATGGAGTTTAGGGCCTATTTTAGGACCGCCAATGGCGGCTCTTGTCGGAGTTGCTGCCGCTGTGAATATTGCGAAGATAGCAAGTTCTAAACCACCATCTAAAAAAGCTCAAGGTGGATTCGTTGGCGGCGCTACTTCAAGTGGTGATACCCAGCAAATTCTAGCTAATAGTGGTGAATTATTTTTGAATAGACCACAGCAAGCGGAACTATTTAACATGGCGAAAGGTAACACCGGATCAAGTCAACAAGGTGGAAACCAAATGATAGATATAAAAGTAGAAATCGAAGGCAATCAAATTGCACGAGTCATTAGGGACTTGCAAACAGATGGATTTTTAGCAGCATGAGCGATAAAGTAAAGTTAGTATATTTAAATTTGGTAGATCAAGATGCCACTATTATAACAGCATCAACTGAAGATGCTTTTTATCCTGCGTCTAATTTAAAAGACCCTAGAACTACTAAGAAATTTAGAACTACTGCGACAAGTGGCAATGTAGTTTTTGATTTTATAACAACTGAAGCAGTTGATACTATTATGGTTCGAGGTGATGCGCTATCAGGTAGGGGTTTTACTGGTACATTAACCGTTGAGGCAAATGCCACTGATTCATGGGGCTCACCTGCTTACACTAGTACATTAACCTTTAGTGATGATAACAATATAGGTTTTAACGTATTAACATCAGATGAATCATATAGATATTGGCGTATAGTTGGATCTGGAACTAGTTATTTAGAACTATCAAACATTTGCATAGGTAAATCATTTATACCCGGTAAAAATATGGGTAATAATTTCAGTTATGAACAAAGAGATTTATCAAGCTCTGAAACAAATGCTTATGGGCAAGAATTTTTTATTGAAAGAAACACAAGAGATCATGCAAAGTTAGCGTTTAAGTTTTTAACAGTAACTGAATTAGATTCTTTTATAACAATGCTCGCAGCAACGGGAAAAACTAAGCCAATTTGGATGATACCTGATAACGCTGCTTTTTTCTCACCCGATAAGTATGTTTTTTCTTCACAGTTTTATTTTAAAAAGCGCCCTCCATATCGCCATTCCATTAAAGGGCTTTGGTCATTAACCTTAGATTTAGCAGAGGTTATATGACTAAATTGGTTGTCGAAGAGTTATACACGACACTTTCACAAGACTTTGAAGCTAGTCATAGAATGGTATTATCTAATGTTAGGTTATGGGTTTATAAACAATCGGTTAGGGGTTAAATGGCAACTTTCGTAAACGAAATTAAGAAACCTAATAATGATCCTATGACTCTGGTTCACATGGAGCCAAAACAAAGGCTTATTAGTGGTTGGGTTTCAGATTCAGGAACTAAATATTATATTGATTTAACTTATTATGTTGTTGATTGCTCGGAAGACGGTTCAAGCTTAACCGAAGCCGCTACAAGTTCAGTAAGTGCGAATGAATGGTTTTTTGATGCTGACATAAAAAGGTTATGGCTAGATGTTGGTGAAGCGCCAAGTGATGCTTTCATACATGTTACTTATAGATTATTCTTTTCAACTCGCCCAATTGATTTACCTTTTGATATGTCTACAGGCAGAGAAGTGCCTTATATTGGTCTATTAAATTCAACCTCTAAATTTAAAGATGAGATAGACCCTGATGATTTAATAGGGATAGCACTCTCTGGCACAGGCTCACTGAAATTTAATAACGATGGCTCATGGCAAAGTATCTACTCAAAGTTATTCTGGGAAACAAGTTCGGTTAAAATTTACTTAGGCTTTCCCGATGTTGCAGTAAATGAATATCAATTAATTTACAAGGGTTTTGTAGACTCAAAAAGTTATAGTCCTTTAGTTGTATCATTTAGATTAAAAGATTTTATTGAAAAACTAAGATCAGAAACACCTCTTAATTTATTCACTGATGCTGACGGCGATATAACAGCTAATGGTGATCCTAAGCGTAGAATTTATGGACGCGCCAAAGTATTAGGTGTTTCAGTAGACAAAATAAAAGACGGGTACGCTTTAACGGGCACGTTCTCAAAAACAGGCGATAGGGTGATTACAGGCGCAGGGTCATCTCTTTTAGCCGAGGCAACCGCGGAAGATACACTATTATATACCAATGGACTTGGTGAAGAGTCGGAGTTTTCAATTGAGAGTGTAGATTCAGATTTATTATTAACTATGTCTGAAGATATAGACCAATTTGAAAACGGATCTACCCTAACGATACAACCTGCTTTTCCAGTGCCTACTAGAAACCGTTCCCATTTTGTTTGTGACCACACAATGCGAGAACCTACAACCACTGTCGTAAGCTCTGGCAGTTTTATATCTTTGGTTGTTGCAGATACTACTGATTTTTTTGCAAATGATAAGATCAAGATAAACGGAGAATTAACGACAATTAAAAACGTTTCGGAAGGTAATTTGTTAATACTTTTAACGGCCTTAACATTTATTCCAATCGCTGCTCAGTCAGTAGTTAAACAACCTATTAATGACGTTTGGGTTGGTGATAAAAAGTTGGTAATCGACAGAGATTATTCAATAACAAATGCCTCACCTAGCAAGGTTGTTTTAACATCTAGCGCAGAATTTAATATAACAAAACCTCAACCAGTTAGTGATGGATCTAGCACGGGCTTAACATTCACAGGATCAAGTAGAGAGGTTACTGGCAATATAGCATTTAAAGATTTCTTTAGACCATGGGACTATGTTCGCAGCAATGATTTGACTCACACGACATGGTATCAAATTTTAGAAGTTAGAGAAGATAAGCTACTTCTTAGAACGGCCTATGCAGGGACAACAAGAACTGAAGATGGCGAAAGGAAAAACGTTTCTCATGTTGATGATGACTCTAAGATATTAATAGATGCCAATGGATTAACTGAAAACGGTGTTAAAACTGGTGTATGGGTTCGCACGGCCTCACAGGTTACTAATCATTTATTAGGAGAGCAGGGTTTAAGTGTTAATGCCGCAAGTTTTGCACAAGCTAAATTAGACGCCTCTTGTTTAATTAGTTTGGCCATACCGCTTACTGGTGATTCTAGCAGACCTAGAGTTAGAGATGTTTTAGACCTTGTTAATAAAACAGTACTTGGATCACTTCATGAAAATTCATCTAGAGAAATTGTATTCAATGTTTTAAGCCCTAAAAAAGCAGTAATTGATACGATATTTAGAGATGATGATTTTATTAGCTATAAGTTTGATGCTAAAGGTAAAAACATTGCTAAAAAGGTAACGTCTAACTATCGTCATTCAGATGCCTCAATTTTTACAGGAGAACCTGAATCGTTAGTATATGAACGTGAAAATGAGTTTATAGCAAACGTTACTGATATTGAGCGTGAAGAACAGCAAGATTTATATGTCTGGGAAACATTTGATGCAGAAACATTAACTCAAAGAATTTCATTATTAAGAGAGAATTCAAACACCGTTGTTCAAATGAATAGCAATACTTTATTTTTAGATAAATCTTTAAATGAATTGGTTTATTTAGAGCTCAGAGATATGTTTGAAAGATTTGGAACCGCTGCTGATAAAAACTTCATTGGTGTTATTAATTCATTAACCAAGGGCAACGGTCAAACAAGTTTAGAAATTACTGACCTTGGCGGGTTTTATAATAAAATCGCTACTTATGCAGACAGTGCGGCGAGTGCCTATTCAAGCACAGATAGCGTTGAAAGGGCTAAAAACGGCCATTACACGGACGCTAATGGCATCATTACAGATGACACTACTTATCGGATGCACGTTTACGGTTGACCATTTACTGGCAAGTAATTAGAATTTATTAAAAGAAGGATAATAGATGGCATATCAAACGCCCAATACAGTAGTAGTTGGAGATCCTGTAAAAAAGGATGACTATGACAAGCTCAAGGGTAATTCAATTGATCACGAGACTAGGGTTAGTGCCCTCGAAGTTGGTGCCGCCACTATTATTATTTTTAAATCTCAAATTTCAAACCTTTCGCAATATGTAAATTCAACATCAACGCTTACTGCACTTTTTCGTTATCAAGCAGAACAAGCACTAACATTATCAAGTGCAGTTTTAACAGATACAGAAGGTGCGACAAGTGGAACTTTTGAATTTGAAATAAAAAAATCTACAACTATCGGCGGAACTTATACAACAGTTTTTTCAACGCTTCCAAGTTTAACGGCAGATGGTTCACCGAAAGAAAGTTCAAACGCTGCATTTTCAACAACTGCCGTTGCTGCTGGTGACTGGTTAGAACTTTCGGTTACAAGTGTGGCCGTCGGTGCCAAAAATATTAATGTGTCATTAACTGCCGCAGCGGCTTAATAGGATAATTTATGACAGCAGCTTTTTTACCATTTAATCAAAACCCTGATTCGGTAGCAATTAAAACAAGTTCATACACTATTCCAGCGGGTTTTTATGCAAGGGTTATAGCTACTAACTTTGAAACTGATTTTACAATTGATTCAGTTATCGCGATTGAAAAAACGCATTACACAGCCACAACGTCCGCAAGTACTGGTGTAAAATTTACAAACACAACGCCCTATAAATTGATAGGCGGCTTTGCTGGCGGGGGCAATTCTCTCGTGGCAATTAATATTGCTTCCGATTCAACAAACACACAAATGTACGGCGCAGTAGGTTCTCCATTTGCATCATCTCCCCCAGCGTCATTTGCAACCGGTGGAACAAGAACTGCTTTTAACTTTTCTAGCTCTCATCAAACAAACAACTTACAGGTTGCGATTTATATGAAT